CTATCTTAAGCTTCGCATTGGCGCCTGTTAAAAAAATTGGTTTCTTTGCCATAAAAACTCCTTGGTCTTGCGGTTGACCGTTTACCTTGCATTTTAAGTTACAAAATTATAACTCTAATAGATAGTATCACATTAGTTATTAAAAGACTTTATATACTCTAATAATTTGTCTTGAGTGCCCTAGAATAAAATACCCTTTACCAGATCATGTCTAGTAAAGGGTATTAATTACAACTTAGTTATAAAGTTTATTATGCTGTTTGTGATGCTCGTTGCAAAGTTATATCGGCGAGCACAAAATCGATCCCCTCGACCAACTTAACAACGACAGATACGTTTATGGTATTGCCGTTAATCTGAACTACTAGCTGCTTGAAGCCATTCTTGGCATCTGCAGTGCTAACAGTAATTCCCTGAGCAAGATAAGTACCAAGGATGGACTCGCAGGTAGACTTAACTTCAGCTGCAGTTACGGTATTCTTAACCCCTACGTAGATGTTCTCAAGCTGATTTCTGAAATCAAACGCGAGAACGTCTGCGGCGTAAAGAACGTGAGCTCTGTTGTAGACCCAGTTGCCGTCCTTACCGTATGTAGTATTATCGAGAACAAGACGGAAGCCTCCGGTCTGCGGTCTTTCCCAGAAAGTCACACCGTTCTGGATAGCGTCATCGTACATGGTATCTGGATCGAAGTCAGCAGCGATGTCCTGCTCTGCAGTAGACATCGACTGACCGGTCTGTCTGATACCAGACATGTTAAAGAACTTAAACGTCATAGGTAGACCGATCGGTGATCCACCTCTTGCACCTGCTAGGAGAGCAGCACCTGCCCAAGGCTGGAACCACTTTATCGCTCCCTGAGAATCAGCCTGCCTTATGTCCTGAATTGCGAGCTGTATTCTAGCGTCGGCCAGATTAGCGGCCTTTTCCTTGCAAGCCTCGTAAGAAGCCTTAAGCGACAAGTATCCCTGACGCTCGGAACGCTTCTTGGTCGTCGCCATCAAGCTGAGATGCGTCTTGACAGCCTGATGGATGCCGTCGATGGTGTAAGAAGAAGAGCCGTCGGTGAGACCGTCTGCGGCGTCGTCGCTAGCGTCTCTCGAGAAGAGAGGAACGACAGAGTTAACGCGAACCTTCTCTATCTTAGAGAGAGCGTTAACTATCTCAGCAGAAGAGGTTGCTCCCTTTGCTCCGCCAGAAAGGTACAGTGCGTTTGGAACGCCCTGCTCGTCCATGAGACCAACCTTCTTGGTCTCAGTCTCGCCTTCCATCGGGATCATCTCGACGAGAGACGAGAGAGCAAAAAGCTCTGCCGTCTTAGCAGCGTCTCTCTTGATTCTTGCCGGCTTGTGGCCAGAAGCCTGCGAGAGAGCGCCGGCAGAAGAAACTCTGTCAAGAGATGCAAGTGAAGCGTTGCCGAGCAACGTAGAGCCAGCAGAAGCGCTCCAGCCGGCAAGAGTATTAACGTAATCAACTAGAACCTGAACGCTGCCGTAGTCTGCCTTCGAAAGGGTTATGGTGCTAGGAGTTGCGCCGGTCTGCGTCAAGATGACGCTGTCTTCGTCTATAGAAACTTCAGCTGAAGTGCAACCGCCGCTTGAATCTCTACCCATCGACATGACGATCTCGCCGCCTACGAGAGAGGACTCAGTGAGCGAGGTTGCGCTGTTCTTGATCGTTACGAGAGTTTTTGGCTCAGAGGCAGGAAGAGCGACGGTCATGTCGGTAAGACCGAGATCCTCGTTTGCGCTACCGTCTGTCACCATCATCGAGCGACCAGCGCCGAGCTTGTGAAGATCGGTTCCGGCTGCCTGAGTAAGCTTTAGAGTGTTAGAAGCTTCACCCGCAGACGCGACGATTGTTCCTGCTGGAGCAGCAGCGTTGATTGCCGCAGCGAGTGCAGTGACGTTAGCGACGCTGCCAGAGCCTATAGTTATAGTCTGAACAGCTTCGCCGTCAAGAGCAATCTTGAGCTGATTGTTCGATAGTCCGATAACGAGAGGGAAAGATATCGCAGCGCCGGAAAGAGTAGCTGCAGTTTCTGCAACAGCTGCACACTTGAGAGTGATCTTGTTACCACCAGTTCCCCACTCCATCGCTCTCACGGTGCCGTAATCGTCAGCTACATCTAGAGTAGCTCTTTCAGAGGAGTTAGTCTTGTAGACGTAGATAGCGGATGCTCCGCCTGGGATGGCGCCGTCTGCTCCGGGAGAAAAGAGCATGTTGCAGGCATCAACGATCGGGCCGCTCTTATATTTTTCGCGGATCTGAGCCATCTGATCGGGACTGAAGACGTTGTTTGCTAGATCTAGTTCATTAGCACCTGGTGCGCCAGCTTCTGCTTCGCCCATGATAGCGACTAATCCTGTTGCGCTGAGAGGAAATCCTCCTCCGAGATCTATCTGCGTCTTGGAATATGCGCCTGGTTTGTATATTGTTGCACCGTTAAAGCTCACATTTATCGCCATTTTCTAATCTCCCGATTTGTCTATAAAATTATAACACGTTGTTTAAGCTAAATTATGATAGCCTGACGCCATATTTTTCTAGCGCCCTGTCGTAATCTTTCATGGTCTCCGACTTAGATAGGCCTCTGGCCTTGAAATCAGCCCAGACTATCTCTTTTCTATGGTGCGCAGGTATCTGCTCTTCTTTTAAAGCCCACCAAGTATCGAATTCTACTGTCGTTAAGTTTTCCATATAAATATATTACCTCATGTAAGGGGTATATCTTCTTCTCCGTCTTCGTCGCCGACCCGTCCGCCTATTATGCCCATATTTTTAGTATCATCTACCTCAGACAAGTCTACGTCAGGCGTTGCTACTATAGCGCTGGCCGGTTCTAAATCTTCTGCGTAATCTACATTCACTTCTTCGAATTCTATCGAGGCTTGCTGCAGCCAGCTGTTCTGAACAGTGCACCTAAATCTTATCCACCTAGTCCAGATGTTCTCTGTCATGTACTGGTTGTTCTTGTTGTAGTCGGACGCACTAAAGGTGTGCAACTGAAGACCGTTCTTCTCGGCCCACGCTTTTTGCCTGTAAAGTATGTAGCTAACTATGTAGTATATCCATAGGACGTGGTCGCCCGCCTTATTGGCGTGTATACCTATATCCACCATCACAGTAAATACCCCGACACCTATCTCGTTAGAGTCAGAGTCGACGAAACCTATGTCCTTAAAAGCGGCCTTAGACTCATCTTCTGTCTCGTTAGCTAGATGGATGCTTATAGACGGTATCTTCTGCGCGTTGAAGGACCACGCTTGTATGACTGGTATCTTTGTGGTAGAAAACCAGTCCCAAAGCTTATCTAGGTAGGCCTCTCCGTAGTCGTCTGCTAGGTCAGAGTCTACGTATTGAGCAAATAGGTCGTCAAAAGCCGATCTGTTCGACCGCAGCTCCTTTATGCCTATCTTTATCATCTTCTGTAGAACTATCTCTGGCATTATAAAGCTCATACGAAGTTCTCCTCGTAGTCTTGTATAACACCAGACACTATCTCTTCCAGTTCGTCCTGCAGATCGTCGTTTATAGTTTTAAGTTCTTCAGTGAAGTCTGTGGTTTTTTCTGGGATAACCCAGTCTTTGGTGGCACTCTGCTTGCTCGTAGCGGTCCTAAATTCCTGCTGGCCTGCTTTTTTAGGCTTTTTTCTATCTCGTGCTTCTTCTACTCTTTGAGCGTTGATGTTTTTCTGAGCATCAAATATGTTATTTGACACCTTGGGTTTGCTGTCGGATGATTTGCCTACTGGTATGACCTTGTACAGAGAACCATCTTTTGCAACCTTAGGATTTTTTAGCAGGTGAGGCAGCATAGGGAAAGGTGGTTCTTTGAAAGCCGTATTGCCGCTTTCTGTCTCTAGCATGAACGCGCCTGGAGCAGGTCTCAGCTCGTTTATGAACTGAGAAGATTCTTTGTCAACTCCCGCCTCTATAGCTCGCTCCATAGCTGAGCTCATAGCGTCTTGCATTTTTTGCTGTATCTCGGAGTCAGCTTGCCTAACGATATTTTCTATCGCCGATTCCGATAGTCCCTTAGACTTGAGTTTTTCTCTTAATCTAAAGAGCTCTAAGTCTTTGTTTATCATTTTTTTTCTTTCTTAACAGCCTTTGCTCTCAAGTCTTTTAGAAAGTTTTCTTTTTCTAGCGACGACCACTCTTTTCCAAAAGAAATGCTTATCTTTCCGTTTGGCGATATCTCTATGACCGGCTTTGGAAGATAAGGATAAAGATCATCGTGTATCTTGTCTGGGTTGCCAGGTTTCGCGGAGAACGCTTCCACTTTTTCCGGTTGTTTATCTAGCTCATCTATCTTAGTTTGAAGCTGTCTAAGTTTTTCAGTTAGCTCGTCAAGATCTTTACCGGCTTTCTGAGCCAGATCGTTATGCTTGTCTACTACGGTATGGATGGTGTTCTCTAGCTTATCAAAGAGCTTTGATATGCGCTGCTCTAGCTGCTGAACATCTACAGCAACTCCGTTGCGTATTTCTTCTCTGATGGTGTCCATCTCTTGATAGATGTTGCCGATGTTATGCTTTTTATAGTTATTTACTAGCTCGTTTATCCCGCCCTCTATGGCGTCGTCAGACAGAGAAGAATCGTCTAGCTCATCGAATATCTTTTCGTCTTCTGGTGAGAACCACTCAAATAGCGCCATCAGCGTTACAGCCAACTGCTTGAGAGGCATGTTAGTAAAAGTTGTGACTACTTTGTGGCCGTCTTCAACTCTACCTGAGTAAGTATCGTCTACGTGCTTTCTTATCGAGATAGTATGAGTATCGAACTTTATCTTCTTAAAGTCCTCTTCGTTCATGTCATCTAGGTGAGATTTGAGGAACCTAAGAATTCCGTTGCCCATCAAGTTGACAGAGTTCTTTTTATCAACGTCTATCGATTTAGATGCTTTCTTTGCTATCTTGCTTAGAGATTCAGCGAACATTAAGCCTTTTAAAGTTTTGCCTAATTTTTCACCAACTATCTTTTCTATGGGCTTCACGCAGCAATCGCGCAGCGAATCCCACTTTATTTCGTGCGGTTCAACCCACTTCAAATTCTTAAGCTCATCGCTAGACTTAAGCTTGCCCTTATATGATTCGACCAAGTACACGCTAGTGTCGTGACCGGAAATATTGTCTCGCATGACTAAGTGCGGATTCACGCCTATAAGGCCGGTCTCTTCCTTAAGTTCTCTTAAGGCGGCCAGTTCTTCAGACATGTCGCTTGGATCAACGTGTCCGCCTGGCGTAGCTATACCACCGCTGTGAGAGCCCATCAAGATCCTGTTGTTAGAGTCCATGACTATCACGCCGACAGCCTTGCTCTTATAGAACTCTTCAAAAGATTTCTTCAGGTCTTTCTTAGACTTGCTCTTGCTCTTGTTCTTTTTTCTTTCGATTCTTTTTGACTTTACACGCTCTTTATCTTTAGCGTGATGATGCTCGTTCCAATCGCCGCCCCTATCTTGGCCCGACTGCTCCGGGAGATCTTTAACACCCTTAGTATCTTTGTACTTGGCCGCAACTGATTTAGGAGGGCGACCTCTAGATCCTCCTCCACCGCTGCTTTTTCCATGCAGTATCGCCATCATCATTCTGTACTGGCGCTTGCTTACCGCTTGAGGCATATTTATTCAATCTCCATCAACAAGATAAACATAATTATATACCGTCTACGTCCCTGATCCGGCCAGCTTCTCTCCAGATCCGACCATAAAATCTCTTTTAACTAAGATATGTTGCGGTAATCTTCTGGCTATCTTCTGATTATTGACTAGTTCTTGAGTTATTCTGAGCTCTCTCATCGACTGAAGGACTATATAGACTGGATTAGCGAAATAACCGTAAGCTATCGTCTCACCTATTTCCTTATCGTCATCGTAAGATGGCTGCTTACCGTCTATCCACTCTATAAGTCCGTCCGTCGTTATGTTAAAGTCGACGCCGACCTGATAAAATTTTTGTGCGCCGTTAGATATAGACGTGGCTATCTCTATCTTGGTCACCGGATATCTCAGCTCTTGCTTATTATCTAAGCGCGGCTCGTATTCTTTTAACTCCCAAAGTCGAACCTCAAAATCGGGGATCATCAGCTTATCGTAGGTGTTAAAATCCGCTTGAGTTCCGTCCGAGTATTCTGCTGGAAAAGTCATTACCGAAGTCCCAACTTCCCACACGCCGTGTGCCTCGAACGTCTTCTCCATTGAGTTTCCGCTGAACAAGCCCATTATCTCTTTTTGATCGTAGTATATGATGCCAGAGTCATCGCAGAATTCACAGTCAGGTAGGTGAGCGTTCGTGTTTAAAGTCTGAACGTTAGGACAAGGTATCGCCTTCTGATGAATTACTCTTATTCCTCTCTGATTTATGAGCTGGTCAAACGATACTCCCTTGATGCTTGGATCCGGAATCCAAAGCGGCATCTGCGACGGAACCGACGTCGGACTCTGCGAGGGAGGTGGATAAACTTGATTTGGACGATCCATTGCCATATATAACTTCTTAACTTATAAACAATTATACCGTGTTATTTCGTATTTGTATCATATTGATATATGATATTAGTATGGATGACGGAATAGACATACTAAACAAGATAATAAGCAAGAGCGGTAGCTGCGACTGGGCAGAGCCAAAAGACTGCGAGAGATGCCCATTAAGTAAGTTAAGGTTAAGAACAGATAAGATTTACTACAGCTGCGTAGAAGCTGTCGGTGCTCAAAACTCTACCTTAGAAGAGGCAGACAAGTTATATCTTCGAGCGGCAGAGAACTTACTAGCAGACATAGAACTAGAGAAAGTCTTAAAGCAAGATGACTGAGCACGAAGCTAAGATAATGCAGGAGATAATTTCCGAGGACGGGGATTGTCTGGACTACAAGAGATGCGGTGGCTGTCCGTTTAAGGGGTCTTGCTTGCCTAGCTTTCTAGACAGACCTCCATCTCACGAAGAGAGACTGTCTAAAGCGTTAAATGCCCTAGCTCACTATGAACTTCTAAACGACGAAGACATAGTTTAGTAGAATACCTATCATGAATAGGTCAGTGCTAAGCTATCCTTATAAAGAACTAGACTACAACATAAAGCTAGATCTGCTAAAATTAATGATTAAACTCTTTATAAGAGCGCCAAGCAAGCAAGATTCATTCGTAAGCCTGATAAAATAGAGACATGATGCTTTAACCTAGGAGGTTGGCATGTATTCTCCGCACGGTTGTAACTGCTCTAGTCAATATTGCAAGATCAAGTTAATGGAAAATGCTCTGCAAGATCCGCCCAAAAACAAGAGTAAGCTAGATATCTACATGATGATAGAGCTTAAGTTCTTCATCGCAGCTCTACTTTTTGAAAAATGAGCAACATCTTCGGGGATCTCTTCGAGCAAGAAGAGAGTCGATATAGAGCGTATCGACTTATAAAGCTTCTGTGGATCATGGACGTGATAGAGTCACCGTCTGTCTATCTTGCCGCCAGGAACGTGCTGATGTACGACTATCCTGACGATAAGAAGTGATCAGTCTCTGTCCACGACCTCTTCCTTGGCTTTCCTATAGTAGTAAGACGCGTGCCTATTAAGCTCGTGGTGCATCTCTATGTAGCCAAGCCCGATCAGCTTGCTAAGAACGACGAACAGCGGCGTAAGGGTCACATGGCACCTGCACTCGCAACCTGGGTAGCAAGACGCGCTTATAGCGTGTCTGGTAAAGCAAGAGCTTCTGTTATGCGGGTTGAAGCTATCGATTATCATCTTCTGACCCCGGCTCATCCAGATACTGCTCCATGAACTCCTCGCCGTGTCTCTGCAGAAGCCTGATCTTCATCTTGCTTGGGTCCCACGGCTCCACGAAAGACCCAGAGTGATAGCTGATCTTCCACTTGCCACCGTGAAACTTCATCGAGTAGTCGCTTATGGTCTTGTCGACCTGCAGTTTCCTCAGAACAGACACTAGAGCTAGCCTAGCATACCGCATCTGAGCATACTTGTCAAAGTCATACTCTGATTCTAACTGCTCTAGCTCTAATCTGTGAATTTCAACTGCTCTCATACCCTATCTCTATAACCTAAAAATCTAGACTCTTTATTCCTCTAAGGCTCGATCGGCCCCCGCCCCTTATCGTGCTCGGGCCCTACCCCGCCCACCTCATAGTCCTTCTGAAACTTAGCGGTCCAGTAATTCCACATGTCCCACATCGTGGCTCCGCCCACCACCGGCCCGTTGCCGAAGCCTGCTGTCCTGGTCCCAAAAGATCCTATCGACTGGTCAGTATTCTTGAACACTTTGATGTTGCTCAAGAACAGCACCAGCTCGATGCATTGAAGAGCGCTCGACCTGTAGCTCGGCCCACGCTTGCTTGTGCTCATCCCCCACAACAGATCCTTACCGCATCCCATGAACTTGATTTTACCAAAGTTTTCGCGATGACACGGTCGCAAAGACTCGGACGCGCACCCTTCGGGGTGCAGCGTCGAGTCGGATGCGAGATCTACCTCGCGTAGGCTCTATGCTAGTAACGCCGCGGCCGGTGAAGTGATGCGTGAGGGCCGGGGTGGGCTTCAGAAAGAGGAGGATGACGAACTGGTGCGGTAGGTTACTGCCACGGTCTGCAGCGCCATGCTTACTCGGCAGGCATCGAGGTTAGTTATGACCTGCGTGCGGTCTAGTAGGCCAAGCAGGTTCCAGATGTGAGGAAAGTCGTCGTCGATGCGGGCGAAGAAGCGATGCGTGTGGCCGTCGTCGGTGTAGCTAGGCCAGTAGTAATCTAGAATTGAGCTCACGATAAAAATTATTATACCTAGGAAAAGGTACCGGTACCACGTTTGCCTAATAGGCTGAAGGGTGGCGGGCCCTGTTTATACGCGATTTTTAGTACGTACAGAATGAACGCACGGCGGGTACCGATCCCGATTCCAGGGTTCCCTTGTAGGTTGTGGATACCGGGCCCTGTTTCGGTTTTGAACTAAAATTTCTGATTTTATATATATATATAATTAATTATTAATTTAATTAATTATATTGAGCGCGCGCAAGACGCGAGCGCACAACCGATAGCACGAAGCTTACATAACCGCCTCTAGGAGGGGCAACGCATGATGAACCAAAAGGAAGCGGTATTCGCCGCAGTCAAGTCGGTCCTCGCTGAGTCTGGCATCGGAATCGAGGGCGATGTTGGTCAGTACATGACCAAGGATCGTCGAGCATCGGTCAACGCTATCCTGTTCGCTGGGTTTCGGAAGGGCGAGATCTCGCTGGATCGGGAGTTCACCGACCAGGAACTGAAGTCCTACGTCTCAGGTCTTCAGTCCAACTGGCTTCGGAAGGACTCGAGACTGAACGGCGGAGTTCAGTACGTCCCGAAGAATCCTGGGTCTCGGATGGGTTCGGGCGACGCTCAGCTCAAGGCTCTCAAGTCCTTGATCAAGATCAAGGACGATCCTTCGGAGGTCGCTGAGATCCAGCGATTCATCGACAAGCGGGAATCTGAGCTCCGAACCGAGCGCTCCAAGTCGGTGACGATCAACGTGGACGATCTTCCCCCAGAGCTCCGAGCCAAGTACGGCGTCTGAGCGATAGCTGAGATCGGGGTCAGGCCAAGGACGGCTTGACCCCGATCGGTAGCTACTGACACCGCTACGCCGGGCCAATAAAGCCGATAATATATATAAATATAATTAATTAATTAATTAAAATTAATTAATTTAATTATAACAACTCGACTCATGGACTCGAGTCCTTCGATGAAAGGACGACTGATGACTAAGCTCGCTCGGTTCCAGGGTTACCATGTCCAGATTCAACTGGACTCAATCCTCTACCTCCTTCAGGGGAGCGCACTGACCTGCATGGTTCACCAGATGGTCAATCTGGACGATGAGACCATAGCGAGAGGGTTGGATGAGTTCTACAGGCATGGATCGCTCAGTGAGCGTGATGTGGACGCACTGCTGGAAATAGCGGAAGATCTCTCTCCTGAGATCCAGGAGTTCATCGACCGCCGAAGTTAATAAGTTGGACCGGGCGGAGCAAGGAAGCTCCGCCCGGCTCGGCTAAGCCGCTGACACCGCTACGCCGGACAGATAAAACTGATTTTATATATAAATATAATTAAATAAATAAAATTATTTAATTATAATCAACAACAACAACAATGAAAGAGAGAGTCTTGATGACTTACGTGATTGAAAGAGTCGACGAGAACGATGTCATGTGGTCACTTCACAAACAAGTGATGTACAGAGTCATCTTCGTAGTCGACGATGGTTACGACTACGACTACGACTACATCGCAGACGAAGAGATCGTCAAATATCTCGACAAGTGGTTCGAGAATAGATGACGTAGATCGGGCCAGGGAAGGCCCGACTAGTCTACTGACTAGTCTACTGACACCGCTACGCCGGACCAATATTTCTGATTTTATATATAAATATAATTAAATAAATAAAATTATTTAATTATAAAATCTGACTCATGGATTGAGTCCTTCACCGAAAGGACGACTCATGAATAAGGCTCTCTTGGCTCACTCAATCGTTCACCTGATCGGCTCGTTCAACGAGAGGATTCCTCACGGCAGCTTCAACTTCCACTTCATCGACGAATCCAACGTCGATGACTGGTCGAGCTTCGGGGCTCTGATCGGAACCTTCGTCATCCACTGGGACTTCGACCTCGTTGAGTGCTCCGACGTCGACGAGGAGGAGATCGTCGAGCTGATCTACGAGGCTCTCGACACTCTGGGTCACCTCATCACCAGTAACGACGGCGTCCTCTTGGACGAGGTCGACGGCAGCGGTTCTCACCTGGTCCAAGGCGTAGAGGTCTACGAGATCTGCCCTCGAGATCCGCTCCGCCTAGCTAACTGACCTGACCGGACCGGGCGGAGCAAGGAAGCTCCGCCCGACTCGGTTCGGCTTAGCTGAGCTAAGCCGCTGACACTGCTACGCCTAACAGATATTTCCAATAATATATATAAATGTAATTAATTAATTAATTAAAATTAATTAATTTAATTATAACAACTCGACTCATGGACTCGAGTCCTTCACCGAAAGGACGACTCATGGACCGTATGTTTGAGGCTCTCTTGGAATCCGCTGGCTCCAACCCCATCATCTGCAATCTCGGGAAGTTCGACTTGATCGACTTCGAGGACGCAGCGGCCGTCGACATCGATGACCTCGATCTCTCCATTCTCTCCGTCCGATGGGACTTCAAAATCCCATCCTCAGTCTCTCTGGAGATCGTCGGCATCTACATCAGTCGATTCCGCAGCGTCGCGAAGGACAGCGGCTACGTGCTGATCGACGAGGCGTATCACGAGTCCTTGAAAGGAAACAAGGACGACGGCGTACGCGGCGTGATGAACTTCAGCAGGCACTGGCCCACCATAGAGTCAGTTGCCTAGCTGACTGACCGGACCGGGCGGAGCAAGGAAGCTCCGCCCGACTCGGTTCGGCTTAGCTGAGCTAAGCCACTGACACTGCTACGCCGGACCAATATTTCCAATAATATATATAAATATAATTAAATAAATAAAATTATTTAATTATAATCAACAACAACAATGAAAGGACAACCATGTTCATTTCTAAGTCTGACCTCATCTCCTTCATCAACACTGAGATTGATGATGGAAGACCTGATGAGGAACTCCAGGGTCTGATTGAACTGAGGACCAAGGTCCAGGATGAACAACCTCTCACCTACCAGGAGTATGAGTGGTTGTGTTACCTGTCCTACAACTCCAACAGGGAGTGAACTGATGGGAATGAGACCCAAGGATGGGTCTCTCCTCCCTTGGTTGGGTAGAGGGTAAAGGTTAGGGTTGGAAGTACTGACACCGCTACGCCTAACAGATATTTCCAATAATATATATAAAAGTAATTAAATAAAATTATTTAATTACAAACAACATCAATGGGGGTATTGATGACCAAGACCGAAATGACGAACGAACTGAGGGAGTTCTACAAGGACTACCATCTCTTCGGTGAACAGGAAGAGGAAATCCAGAAGGAAGTATTCCGAATCCTTGACCTGGGGGATGAGGGTTTGATCTCAGAGTTGTATTCCGAGATCAACACCTGACAGGTCGAAGGTTTACCCACGGAAGGGTAGATCGTCCTCTCAAGGAAGATCGAATCCGATAACACGAAACAAAAGGGGGTAAACGATGAACATCAGGGAGTGTAAGGTCAAACTACTTCAGTTAGACCCGTACGAGATCGTTCAGTGTGGACTCGACGGTTTCTCACCGTACGTCTATCTTGAACTACCCGATTCGATCAACGATTCTGTCGATCAGTTCTCAGACTTCGACCAAGAACAGTGGTCTGAGTTCGTCGACGAGTACGTTTCGAGTCTCCAATCTCGTGGTTCTGTCGAGACGATCTCATCGATGAACTTCGATCTTCAATCCGATAACACGAAACAACAGGGGGTAGACGATGTCTGAACCAAAGTTCTTAGTCCAGTTGACCGAAGACCAACTCGGTAAACTCATCGACCACGCGGAGTCGATGATCGGTGTCGACGACGAAACCGATCCGTTCTACGAGGAGTTGTTCAAGACTCTCACGACGTTCACCAAGACCGAGTGAACCGATGGGTAATACCGACACGGAGGTCGGTATTACCGAACCTGTGGGTTCGTCCGATACCAGATATCCGGTTTGGGTCTGGTTCCAGGTATCGGACGAACCCGTCGGAAGGGTGTTTCCGATACTGACACCGCTACGCCGCACCGATAGTTCTAATTACCGATACTACATAAAAAAGTAATCGATGATGAAAATTAAACGATAAAATTTAATTTAATCGTTCGATTACAGTTGACTTAGGATTTGTCACTACAACCGATAGCATTAAGCTACAACAAACCGCCTCTAGGAGGGGCAACGCATGATGAACCAAAAGGAAGC